CGAACGCCTTCTTTGCGGCGGCAACGTAGGCGTTGATGTCCGCGGGGTCGACCTTGTGCTCGGCGAGCAGGGTCCGGTAGGTGCGTTCCATGGTGTCGGCCCGGCGGACCTTGACCTCGAACGTCGTCTCTTTTGTGGCGTAGTTGTATTCCCGGACCACCCATCGGGGCGGCCGGTTGTTGTCAGCCATGGCTTACTCGGCCGGTGGTGCGGGGAGTGCGTACTGTTCGAGGAAGGACTCGACCGGGTGCGGCTTGGCGTCGAGTTCACCGAAGTGCTCGACCGCGTCGGCCGGTTCGCAGTGCGCCGCGGCGGCCAGCGTCTCGAAGAAGATCGGGGCGTCGACGTGCAGGTCAGTTGCCACGGGGATCAACCCCCGCCCGGACCGCGGTGTCGCGGACCTGCTTGGCCAGCGCCGCCGGGTCCAGCCTGCCGGTGTCACCGTCGAGGAGGGCGACGATGGTACGGGCCAGATGCTCGACGGCTTCGACCTTCTGCTCGTGTGCCCACGACTCGGTGTCGGCGAGCTGGGTGAGGAGGACGAACAGGCCGACGATGAAGAACTCGTTCTCACCTTGGGGGTGGAGCATCGCGGCGGCGTGCCGCTCCATGTTGCTCTCGGGCATAGCGTTTCTCTTTCCGTTGGTAGCGGGGTGACGACCGGTCGTCAGTAGCACCGGTCAGGTGAACCAGCACAGGCACTCCGAGCAGAAACTCGGCGGGTCAGGCAGGGTTGTCAGCCGGATCGGGAAGTTCCGGCGGGCGCAGTCAATCTCATCGTCACGGTCGATGCCGAACTTGTCGGCAATCTCGTCGAGTTCATCATCGACGTCAAGGTCGCCGGGCTGGTGTTCGGCGTCGATCCATGCGGACCATGGCTTGTCGTCGGTCAGCTTGGAGACGATGTCTCGTTCGCAGAACAGGTCGCCGTGCCATTGGTAGGCGGTGTGTGTCACATGCTCTCTCCTTAGTAGGTGACGACCGGTCGTCATGCTGTCCGGTCGGTGCGGCGGTTGCCGCTGTTGTCGTTGCCGGGGTGGCGCTGACTTCGTAAGCTTACCATGTTGGTCAGACAATGTCAAGTCGAAAGTCAGACCGTGGTCAGGCGATCAGTTCCTCTTGTACGTGCGGTGCATGTACCAGCGGAAGCTCCACCATGCCGGGTCCAGCGCCCGGAGTACGTTCGGCAGGACCACCGTTCCGCACTTCGGGCACCGCATGAAATGCCATCGCGGATGCCGGTACTCGTGCCACCCGGAAAGCATCCCGCCCGGACAGTCGCCGTCCCCGCCCCGCATCGCAGGGCCGGACCAGTTGGGACAGCGCCGGGCCTTGTCGTAGTTGCTCCGCATGATCCTCATAGTCATTCCTCCATGCGGGCCATGTGGAGCCGGATGAAATGCTCGGCCGCTTCCCTCCGCTCAGTGCCGGCCGCCGGTGAATGGTACTTGCCGCAGGTGCACCACGACCGCCACTTCCCGTTGACCTCCACCGTCCGGTCGATCATGTGCACCGGCACAGGAGTCTGCGAGTGCGCCTCGTACCATTTCTGAATGCGGGCAATGTCGGTCTTGCGGATCGTGGAGTACACGACGTTGGTGATCGTCGTCCTTGACACGCTGTACTGCGCGGCGAGGTCGGCCGAGGGAATGCCGTCGGCGTACTGCCGCTGGATGTCCTTCATGGCACCGGCCGAGAGCTTCCGCCTCCGGCCCACCGCGTCGTAGTAGAAGTCCTGCTTCGGTTTGATGACCATCTTCTTCTTGGCCATGCGAGTTCCTTTCATGCGTGACGACTGGTCGTCAGTTGGTTTGCCGGGAAGGCACCACCGCCCGCACCCCCAACAGATGCGGGCGGCGGAACCTCACCGGGTCAGGAGCCAGCCGCCCGGCACGACGCCTTGGCCGCAAGCAGGGGCTCGGTGACGGCCTTGATCTTCGGCGTCAGCTCGCCCATCTTGGCGTCCATCGCCCGGATACCGGCGGCGTCCAGCCTCGACGCGGCAAGCATCGCGTCCTTCGTGTAGCCCAGCGCCTCACTGGAGTAGTCGATGACCTTCTCGTACAGGCCCATCGCCGTGAGGCAGGCTTCCGGTGTGACCTCGACGCGCTTTTCCTCCGTGTGGTTGACGATGCGCTCCGGTCCCGGCACCTGCACCGGGTCCGGCCTGTTCATCGCGCCGAGGCCGAGGCCCAGCACGAGGGTGGCGACGGGCAGGATGACGATGGCCTTCTTCCACCACGGCTTCTTCTTCGGCTCAGGAAGCGGAGCGTGGGTGTAGTTCGGGGTGTACTGGGAGGTGGTGTGCTGTTCAGTCATGATGGTTCTCTCTCTGGTTGGTAGGTAGGTAGGTGACGACTGGTCGTCAGGTGGTGCGGTTACTTCAGGCCCGCCGCGTCCATCGCTTTGCGGACCGACGGGTTCGGCTCATAGCCGGGCACGATGCGGCGCAGTTCGGCCACGGTCAGCCGGAGCAGGGCCTTCTTGTGCGGACGCCTGCCCTCCGGGACGAGCCCGTGATTGCGGGCCACGTCCAGCAGGGACACCCGGTTCGAGACCTTCAGCGTGCTTCCCATTTCCAGCGCAAGGCCGGAGGCGAGGGTCAGCAGGGATACGACCCGGGCATTGTCCGCCCCGGTCACAGCCACGGCACGGCCGCCGGGACAGGGCCCGTCGCCTCGGAGTGTGCGTCCTCAGCCCCGGTGGTGACGAGGATGACGGTGCGCTTCACGAGCTGGTGCGACTTGGCGTACGCCTCGGGATCGACGTGTGCGCTCTGCGCCCGCCCCTCCAGATAGTCATTCCAGTACAGCCCGTTGGTGCCGGGTTCGGCCTTGGCCAGCGCACCGAACGTGACGTACCTGCCGCCGCCGACCTGCATGGTTTCCCACTGGTGGGTGCCGTCGGGGAAGCGCATCCCGTACTGGGTCTGCACGGTGGTGTGCGGTTCGTTGTCGGGGATCGCGATGGTGGTCGCGGTGGTGTTGTTGCTCATGGGTTCTCTCTCTGGTGGGGTGACGACTGGTCGTCAGGGTGTGGATATGTGGATAACTCTGTGGATCAGGAGCGCGGCCGGTTCTCCCAGTGCGCTTCCATTTCCTCCCGGGACAGGGACTTCATGTATTCCTTGACCGCCTCGTGGACTTCCTTGCGGGTGCTGATCCGCGGCTCGCCTTTCTCGTAGTCGTAGACGTTGATGTTGTCGTGCTCCCGGTGGTGCTGGAAGTTGACGTGGATGTACGGCTCGCCCTCCCGGTAGGTGAACTCCAGCCGGTACGTGGGGGACGGGGAGTGCCGGGTGTACTTGCGCTGGCGGGTGTACCGGCACACGAATCCCTCATGCTTGACGCCGCGGGTCATGACCTTGCCTCCTGTTCCAGCGCACGCTTGTACTTCAGCGTCGTCTTGCACTTCAGGCAGGTGACAGCGGTGGTGCGGGATGCCGTGGCCTTGACGTTCAGAAGGCCGCACGCTGTCCGGTATCGAGGCTCACCAAGGTGGACGACGATGGCGGTCATGGCTTCCCCTCGATTTCCTCGGCCCACACCCGTAGCTCGACGCCGTCCGGGAACCGGACCGTGTACTGCGTTTCGGGTTTCACATGCGGGGACAGGTTGGGGACCTCGTGCTCCGCGACGATGGTGACCTCTTGCCCGTTGCGGCCGTCGCCGTGATCGTAGGGACTGTTGAAGATGGGCATGGCCCGTCCTTTCTTTCTGAGCCTGAACCCTTGCAGGTGCATGGCCACGTAGGTGCTGTAGATGATGAGCAGAATGGTGATGACCGCGGCGGCGACGTTTTTCACAGCAGGCCCCGACGCTGGGCCCGGATGAAGGCCAGCGCCAGCGCACCGTCACGGTCCACGAAGTTCATGCCTGACCGGTAGTCGCCACCCTCGGAGGATTCCCGGGCGAGGACGGACGGCTGGCGTTCGTCCGGGTGGAAGTACAGGTCGTGCCACACCCCGCCGACGGTCTCACTGCCAAGGAAAATGCAGGCGTCGCAGTCGTGCTCGAACCTTGGGGCAGGCTCGTGCCGGTTCCGTGACGCTTCGACCGTGATCTGCGCCAGTGGTGAGCGGCGGCAGTTGGGGCAGGTGACCCGCCGCCACTGGTCCGAGGTGGCCATGGGCCGACGCCGCCCGATGCCGCACGCCGACGAGTCCGTGCTCGGGTTGTAGTAGTGGACCAGCGGGGCCTGCGCAGGGTCATCCTCCGGCCGGTAGTAGGACAGGCAGTCGGGGCAGGTGGTCTTGGCCCAGTCGCTGTCGATATACCGGACGTCGGCGATCCGCTCCGAGCAGGTGGTGGTGAAGTAGCCCGGCTTGTAGTGGTGCGTGACCGGCTTGGCGGGTGACGACTGGTCGTCAGGCTTGGCCTCGGCCCGGCGCCGGGTGCTCGCCCCGAACTTGTCCTTGATGGTGTTGGCGGTGGCCAGCAGGGTCGTGTCCATCCCGCGCGGGGCGCTCCCGACCCGGGCCATGAGCGATTCCATGACTGTGTTGTATTCCTCCGCCGTCAGGTCAGGCTTGGCCTCGGCCAGAGCCCGGTCCTTGGCTTGCGAAGTGGCGGCCTTGGCCAGCGCCTCGTACGTGGACAGGCCCATCCGTACCTTGCCCTTCACGAGGGCGACGTACTGCGAGTCGGGGATGTCCCGGGTTTTCTGCCGGGCAGTGTCGAACCGTTCGGTCTGAATCTCCGCCGCGGACTTGGTCCGACCCTCCCATGCACGCTTCCATCCGGGGGTGGCCTTGCATTCGGGACAGGTGGTCATGCGGGGGTCGGGGTCGAGCCGGGAGTTGCGGCGGCCGACGGCGTCCGCCCCGCAGACGAAGGTGTCGGACGGGAAAAACTGGAAGTGTTGCATGGTGCGTACCTCTTTCGGGTAGGTGGTGACGACCGGTCGTCAGTGGTGGTAGCGGTGCAGGCAGAGCAGGAAGTAGAGCCGGGCAAAAGTGGACAGCATCCCGCCCGGGATGGAGGGCCAGTACAGGTCACCCGCCTCCGGGTCCGGCGGCATCTCAATCTCAATGACCCGGACCGTGACGGGGAAGACACTGACGACCTCGACCTCGAAGTCCATCCCGGCGGCGGCGGCCTCGGCCAGCGCGGTCGCCTCCTCCAGTGAGTCGACACCCGGGATGGGGTGGTCCGCGATCTTGCCGTCGGCGACGCGGCGGAACCGGGCCATGAACATGCCGCTCACCGGTTCGCCCTGACCTTGACGTACATGCCATGGACCGAACCCATGAGGGTGAGTTCCCACGTCCACACCTGAGAGTGAACGTCGGTGAGCGCGTCCATCACCTGCTCATCGGACGGTTCCCCGTCCAGCGCACCGGCCACCGAGTAGCAGGTGAACTCGGCACGCTCGACGAAGGTGGGGAACACCATGTTCCTGACCCTGCCGTCGAGTGTCATCCGGTGCAGGAGGGTCCGGCCCCGGGAGTGGTAGCGCTCGGTCATCGCGACGATCACGGACTCCAGATCGGGGAAGACTTCGATGGTGGTTTCATTGTGGTTGGGGCGCCAGCGCTGGCTGGGCAGGGCGAGTGTTGCGGCGATCATGGTGCGTGCCTTTCGTGGCAGGGATTGATGGTGACGACCGGTCGTCAGGGTCAGAGGAAATCCAGCGGGTCACCGTCGCCGACGGCGTCGAAGAAACCTTCGATGTCCCCGGCCTCGGCCGCGGCCTGAGCCTCGGCCTTCCGGTCCCGCTCCGGGGCGGTGCCGACGACGAGTTCCTGCCCGTAGCCGGTGCCCAGCTCGGCGGACCAGCGCCGCTCCACCCAGCATGGATCGCACATGTTCGCCCATGACCCGGTGCTGGTCTTGGCGTCGTACTTGGCGGGCACGCCGGGGGTGGCGTGGATGTACTTGTGGATGTCGCAGTCGGGGAGTTTGGTGACGTACGTTTTGTCGCTCATGGTGCGTGCCTTTCTGGGCAGGGGTGATGGGTAGGGCTTGCCGCAGGCGCCGCAGTAGCGCCCGCCTTTTGTGGAGTCGAGGAGTTGCCACGCTTCGCACTGGTGTGCCCGGTGACGACCGGTCGTCACTGCTTCAGGTCGGCCAGAGTCAGCGCGCGGAGGTCCGTCATGGCACGGGCAATCCGAAACTTGTAACGCAACGCCCACCACGGGGCACGCTGGATCATGTGGTTCATGGCGTGGAGCGTGAGCTTCTTGCCCTCGTCGAACATGACCTGTTCCTCGATGTCCGCCATCGCCTCGTCGATAGCGTTACGGGCGTCGGCCAAAGCCCGGACCTGCTCAGGGGTGGCGGCCCGTTCCTCGTACTGGTCGATGCACCGGAAGCAGGTGGTCATGTCGCGGAGCATCGTGACCATGACGAGCTGCTGTTCGCCGCCGTCGTTGGCGTGCCGTGCTCCGCAAAGCGGAAGGTGGCCGGTGTGGTGCGGGGCGTAGTGGACGGGGTAGATGTTCATATCGGCAGTCTCTTTCTGGCGTGACGACTGGTCGTCAGGTACGGGGGTAGCGGGTGTTGCGCAGATCTAAAAGGAACAGGTGTACGTGTCCATTGCATGTAGGTTACGTACACCGTCGACGACCGGTCGTCAGTCGACGTTTACGCCGGTTGGAATCCGTTCGGCAAGCCATTCACGCTCCGCGGTGAGGGCATCCCGGACACGTTCGATGAACTCCAGCGCCACAACGGTGCGGCCATTCTGGATTGCGTGCAGGGCGTCGGAAAGCAGGTCGTCCTGATCCTTGACGGTGCGGATTGCGTGGGTGCGGACCGTCTCGTGATCGTCGATCAGGTGGGAGATGCGGATGCTATCGGGTGTCTGTTCCATGGTGCGTGCCTTTCATGGCAGGTGGCGAGTGACGACCGGTCGTCAGGTTGGTTGGAGTGTCGGGCAGGGTGGAACCGAACACACCCTGCCCAACCCAGAGGACTATACCAGCTTGGTCAGACAATGTCAATTCATGGTCAGGACGTGTAGGTGAGGCGGAACCAGTACCAGCGCCCGTCCTTCCCGACGGCGACGGCATCCTCGGCCAGCGCATCTTTCGGGTAGTCAGTGGTGGCACCCATGAAGTCGACCCGGTACGCCCGGTTGGTGACGACGCGCATCTTCGCTGATGCTCCGCCGTGATCCCACATATCCCACGCGGTATCCGTGGTGGGTGCGCTGACGTCGGGGGAGGTGGAGACGTGGACGGTACTGGTGCTGATGTCGGCGGCGCCAAGGGCAAGACCCCCGAACAGCGCGGCGGCAAGGGCTATGGGCAGGGCGATACGGCGAGTAAGCATGAGGGTTCCTTCGATGGGTGAGTGGTAGCGGGGAGGGGAGGGTGACGACCGGTCGTCGGTGACCGGCCGCCACCCATGGGCAGGGCTAGAGCAGGCGGGAGTCGTACGCGATCACACCGCCGAGGCGCTGGTGCATACCGATCATGGTGCCCAGTTCCCAGATGGTGACCCAGTGGTCCGGCTTGGCCGCATTGTCCTCAATCCGCTTGGCGAATTCCTCGTAGGCGTACCCGATGGACCGGAACGTGGACTGCTTTGCGTCCGGTGAGCAGACGATAAACGGGGGAAGGACATCGAGCTGTGCCTGCGTGAACGGCACAACGGGGAGGTGGGGCAGGGCGGGGAGGGTGGTGGCAGTCATGGCGAAGTCTCTTTCGTGTGGGTGGTGCGTGTCAGGCAGGGGACAAAGTGAGTGGGTGTTCAGTGAGTGACGACCAGTCGTCAGGTATCCCGTTCCCAGCCAGCGCCATGTGGCGCATGACCCACCAGTGGCGGGGGATTCGAGGGGTCTGGTCCAGCGCAGGGAACACCTGCTCCGCCTCCGTCACGGGAGAGGTGGTGTGGAAGTGCGGCCAAGGGTGGAGTATCCAAGAGAGCATGGTCCTAGACTCCCCGGGTGCTGAAGTGGTCGGTGACGACGCCGCCCATGATGAGCCACACCTGCCGGTGGATGAGGTCGTCATCGAACCGTTCCAGCGCCGAGTCCGCGGCCCACCCGTAGGCCCATGTCGGGTCGGTGAGTGGCCGGGGCGAATCGGAAAACCATTGGCGGATGAGGGTGCTGGTTTCCGTGACGTCGGAGCAGAAGAACGTGCCGACGCACGAGGTGACTATGACAAACGATTCCATGGGGAGAGTCCTATCTGTGATGGGTGAGTGAGTGAGTGACGACCGGTCGTCAGTCGAACGCGGTATACCGGCGCTTGGCACCGCGGGGTTTGCCACCCTTGTGGATGATCCGCATGGGGGCGTTGTCCATGAAGGCACGCAGGCACTTGTCCCAATCCGCCCCTTCCCAATAGAGGTCGACCTGCTTCCGGGACTGGTCCAGCCGGACCATGTGCCTGTGCCAGCGCAGGGTATTCCGGTGGTGACGTGCTTCCTTGCCAGTGAGGGTACGAAACATGGTGAGGTTCCTATCTGTGATGGGTGGCTGGGTTAGTGAGTGACGACCGGTCGTCATCCCTGAGACAGGATGAATTCGGCGACGACGTTGCGGGCAGGGACAGGGGCCGGACCAGCGCAAGAGGCTACCGGCATGGGGAGGGAGAACACCCAAGCTATGAGGGCGGGAGAGACAAGAGGCTTAGGAGACTTGGACATGAGGGGTGGGACCTTTCAGTGAGTGACGACCAGTCGTCAGGGACAGACCAGCGCCCGATACCGCATCACGGACCAGCGCAGGCTTATTGAGTAGGGAGGGAGGGTAAGCGTTCAGTGAGTGAGCACATTCAGTGAGTGAGCACATTCAGTGAGCAACACACATAGGGGAGAGACTGACGACCGGTCGTCACCCGTAAGGGTGTTGGTGGTCGTCACCCGCCCGGCCACACACGGACCGGACGACACACACGGGAGGGAAGGAACCGGGGAACCGGCAGCAGGGCACGGGAAGGACCCCCGGGACCGTAGCCCCGGGGGTTCCCCCACTAACCCTTACTTGCTGAGAGTCGCTTTAGTCGACGCGATCACCTTGGCGGCGTCAGCCTGCGCCTTGACGGCACCGGCCACGATCGCCGTGACCTCCGGTGCATTGCTGGCACCGTGCGCCGCGGCGTCAGCCTGAACGTCTTCCGCCCATGCTGTGATGCGGGCGGCGTAGGCCAGAGCCTCAGCAAGTTCTTTCTTGGACAGGGTCACCTTGGAACCGGCGAATTCTTTGCACCGGTTAGCGGCGAGCTTCAGCCCGTCGACGACCAGTGCGCCGGTGATGCCGTCCGTCTTCCCTGCTGACGACTGGTCGTCACCCTCACCGGTGCCGGTGCTGGCACCCTTGGCTCCCTGCTTGGCGGCCTTGGCCGCGGCCCGTTCCTCGCGGCGCTTAGCGGCGATCCCGTCGGCGTAGAACTTATTGACGGTGTCGAGTTCCTTGTCAGAGACGCCTCCCAGCATGTCGGTCATGTCGAACACGCCTTTATCCATGGAGTTCTGTCCGGCCTTCAGCAGGTCGTTGACGGTCGTCCGGGGGAAGCCGGTCATGCGGGCGGCGTAGCTGGCATTCGTGGGCTTGCCCTTGCCTTCAGGGTGGGCGGCCACAAGGTAGACGCCGCGCACTTTCAGGGCACGGGCACGGTCCCGGGCGGCCGCGGCCTGCGCCGCCATGGTGCCCTGCTCGTGTTCGATCGTTGCGGCTCCGGTCGCCATCTCCACGAGCGCAGTGACGTCGGCCCATGTGGGTTCGGAAACGGTGACGACCTGACGACCGGTCGTCGTCTTGCCTGCCTTGCCTGCCTTGCTGGCGGCGTCATTGCGGAGCGCGGTGCGCTGGCCCTTGCTGGCGTTGCGGGTGCTGGTTGCTACGGTCACGGTGACCATCTCGCTTTCGGTTCGGTTCGCCGCCGGACGGTCCGGGGGCGAGTCCTCACCATCTCACCCTTCACTGACCAAAGTCAAACCACACCCTGACCAGTGACCGGACACACCCTGACGACCGGTCGTCACCAACACACCCCCACACCCCGTGACAACAGGCCAAAAACGGCCCCGTCCTTACGCTGGCCGTCGCAACATCCAAGACCCCTCCCGGATGGAATCCGTATACGGAATGCCCCAACCGGCCGAAAATTTTGGGAAAATACCCTGTAGCCGAACTACCGCTGGCCGAGCAGGGGGTAAATGGGGGCTTTGTGTTGGTCTCCCAGCGGGCGGTATCGAAGATTCTTCGCCCGGACATGGAAAAGGGCCGCCCCAACGGCCCTCTTACGCTTCCACACGCCGGTGCACCTCGTGCATGCACGCTCACTGTTTATCCCCGCAGGGATATTTCCACGGTATCCGGCGTTTCCGTCAACGTAAACCCCTTTCGGGGTGCGATCATGTATCCGTATACGCTTTCCCGGAAAAATCCGTCCGGGCTTCGCCCAGAAAAGGGGACACATGTTAGGTATCAAGGTTTCAGTACCGGGACTCGGGGAACCCACCCCGCTGGACTCCGACCAGCCGCTTCTGGGCGAGGAGAAGTCCGTCCGGGTCGTCTTCTCCGACGGAGGGGAAGCCCAGTCCGCCGTGCAGATGCCCGCCCGCCGGGCCATGAAGCTCGCCGCCGACCTGCACGCCGCCGCCCGCCGCGCAGACCCCGAGGGCACCAGCTTCGGGGCCATCCTCCGTGACGCAGTCAAGGGCAACGCCTGATGCCCGCCCTCCCCGGCAACGAAGCCGCCTACGAGCGGGCCCTCACCATGCGCGCCTACCACCGGGACGCCGAAGTGACCGCCCGGGTCGTCATCATCGTCTTCGGCCTCGTCTTCGGCTTCGAGGGGACGATGTGGCTGGTTCAGGACCAGCACCCGGCCCTCGCCTTCGGGGCCCTGTTCGGCCTCGCCGCCCTGTTGTTCGGCATGTGGCTCCACACACGTCACGGCAGGAAGGTCGCCGAGTGGCAGGCCGTCCTGAACACCATTGAGGCCCGCCGCCGCGACACCACCATCCACGCCATCCACATCCACATCAACCCGGCCGACCGGATCACCTCCGGCCAAATCACCTCCAAGCTGAACAAGTTCCCGGGAAGGATCGACCTGTAGCCATGTGGAATTACTTCAAGTTCGCGTTCTGCATCGCACTGACCCTGATGGGTGTCGCAACGCTGGCGATGATGTGCGTGTCCATCGCCCCGCACATGCTCGCCGGGGAAAGCTCCAGCATCCCGCAGTGGGCTGTGTGGGTCACCGCCGTCCTCACCGGGCTGGCCGCCTCCTCCGCCGTCGCCACTTCAAAAGGCGACTGGTCATGAGCGCCACCGCCGACGACATGATCGCCGCAGGGATCGCCACCGAAACCCGGCACGTCGGGGACGCCACCAACGTCGCCATCGCCTCCGCAATCCTTACCGGGTGGATGGCCATCCTCGGCTTCACCTTCCCCAACGGCAGTCTGTTCTTCGTCTTCGCCTTCGTCTTCACTCTCGCGCTGATCTTCAGCCTGTTCATGCGCTACCTGTTCATCGGCTTCCTGAAGGACTGGACCGACCTCGCTAAAAGGGTAGGCCGCCAGTGAGCACCCCCTACTCCCACCCGTCCATGCCGGGCACGCCCCGCGAATTCCCCACACACATCACGGCATCCCCCGAGAGGACCCACCCATGGCACGACACATGTCCCGCAGGCACCGACGCCTCCGCAGTCGCCCCAGCATCAGCACCATGACCCTCGGCGCCGCCGGAGTGTTCTTCCTCCTCGGCCTCCTCGTCGCCCTAAAGGCGGTGATGGGATGAAGTTCTGGGGAAACATCGCGCTCGCCGTGTTCAGCGTCTTCGGGTTTATCGCATGGATTTACAACCTGACCACCGGCCGGGTTCCGCTGGACTTCCCGAGCGCTTTCTTCACCGTCGGCTCTGCTGTTGGCATCCTCCTGTTCACCAGCAACGCGATGGAGGCGAGGAAGTAATGGCCGACTATCCGCAGGCGCACGCCCTCTCTATCCGGCCGCTGTCTGAGCGGGAGCTGAACGACTACCTCGCGGCCTGTGTCGATGTCACCGACGAGGAACTGCTGGACATCAAGGCCGCCGACGGCGTCAGTCTTCGCGACATCCTCACCGACGCCAACGCCATAGGACTGAAGTGATGGGACACCTGACGACGAGGTCAGCGGAACTGATGAGCGAACACACCCACAAGCCGGTCCCCGTGATGGCGGTGCAGGTCACCGACGCCAACGCGGACAAGGTCAGGGCCATGCTCAACGGCAAGCTCTATCAGGGCACCGCCAGTCAGGGCCTGCGCATCTACTTCCACTGCTGCAACGGGCGCCAGTCCGTCGGCTGGGGCGACTGGGTCCTGAAGGACGCGCGCGGCTTCCGGGCCATGAGTCAAAAAGAGTTCACCGAAACGTACGACAAGAAGGAATCAGCATGACCAACCCCATCACCCTCCACCCGGTCCATGACACCGTCGAGGGGATGCAGTTCACCGACAGCGTGTCCGCGTGGGAGATTGCGAAGTGGCTTCAGGACTCCCTGAAGGACGCCCATCACAGGCTGAGCCTCCACTACGGCGAAGACCTTTACGGCCCGTCCGAGTTCACCTTCAGCACCGGCGACGACAGCTACGAACTGCGCCTCGGCGACTGGGTCATCAGGGACGGCGGCCTGTTCGCCGTCGTGCGCCGGGCCGACCTCCCGTACCGGTACGTCAACGGCATCGAGAAGATCAAGCTGGAAGCGGGGATGCGGTAATGGCACGCCCCCGCCTCGGCTCCGCCGCCAAGGCCACCGTAGGCTCCGTCCGGCTCACCCGCGACGAAGCAGAAGCACTCGAAGCCGAATTCGGCACCGTCAACAAGGCGCTCCGGGCGCTCATCAACGCGCATTTCGCCGCGCAGAAAGCAGGCACCACCCGATGAGGCTCCTCGTCTTCGCCAAAGACCTCAACGACTTCAAGGCGTGGTGCTGGGACCGGCAGATTCCGCTGGCGCACGCCACTTACGTCCACAGGGTCGACCAGCTGCACGCGGTGAACTGGCGCAACGCCCGGATCGCCCGCACCGCCAACGCCGCCCAGCACCCGGCCAGCGCCGACATCGAGACGTACATCTCGAACCACCCTTCGCTCGCCCCGGCCCAGAAGGACGGCCGCGCATGAGGGCCGTCCGATACGCCAAGGGAGTCCAGCCGCTCCTCGTCCCCCTCGATCAGGTACGCCAGCACCCCGATAATCCCAACAATGGGGATGTTGACGCGCTGGTCGAGTCCATTCAGGTCAACGGCTTCTACACCGCCATCACTGCGGACTCCGCGACCGGCTACATCATCGCCGGAAACCACCGCTGGCAGGCTCTCCACGCCCTCGGGGCGACCCATATCCCGGTCATCTGGGAGGAGAAGGACGCCGACGGCCTGATCCGTGTCCTCGTGGGCGACAACAAGCTCGGGAAGCTCGCCGTCGTCGACGATTCGGCGCAGGTCGAACTGCTGAAACGGCTTCAGGCGACCGAACTGGGCCTCGCCGGGTCCGGCTTCACCGACGAATCCTTCGCGAAGTACCTCACGGACATCGAACTGCTCAACTCCATCCCCATCGGGGAGGGTTTCGGCGCCAACGGGCCCGCCCCGTCCGGGATTTATCAGGTCGTGGTGGAGTTCAGCACCGAGGACGACCGCGACATGGCGTTTGCGGAGCTTATTGAACGCTACGACGACGTCAGGACGGTGAACCTGTGAGTCACGACGACAGCACCCACGAGGGAATCATTGGCAGGGTGGAAGTCCCGGCCATCATGGATGTGCCGCCACATCGCGGAAGGGGAGAGATGGTTACGTTGGACCTGCACGCAGACGGATGCGTTAGCTGGTGGAAGTCATGAGCGAAGGACCCATCCCCGGGAGCATCAAGGCCATTGATGCCGCCATCTCCAAGGGCAAGGACCCCAATGCGGACCTGAACGCCGTGGACAAGTCCGCGACGAAGGCCCAGTCGGCGCTGGCGCTGAAGCTGTACGGCGCCAGCCACACCCAGATCGCCGAACAGCTCGGCTATTCCTCCGCCGCCCGCGCACGGGCCGCCATCGAGCGCCTGCTGGCGTCCTCCGCGGACTCGGCCGAGGACCGTGACATGATGCGCGAGCTGATCGGCAAGCGCCTCGACCGGCTCCTCCAGTCGACCATGGGCAAGGCCATCGACCCGCGCGAGAAGGACCATCTGGCCTACAATGCCCGGGCGCTGGCCATCGTGGACCGGCAGGCGAAGCTGTGGGGCGTGGACGCACCCACCCAAATCCAGTTCACCCCCACGGACCAGCACATCGACGCGTACATCCAGAAGATTCGCCCGCTCGCGGAGGCTGACGTCGCCGGTGAGGAAGCGGACATCTTCGACGCCGAGGTCATTGACGACGAGGAGGACTGATGGCGAACCCGCACCCCGGGCTCCAAGGCTTCGCCGACCCGGAAAGGGAAGGCTGGCGGGAGCGTGCGCTGGAGCGCGTGCAGTCCCGGCAGAAGAAGACCAAGCGGAATACCGAGCGGAAAAACGGCATGTTCCTGTTCTTCGACGACGGCTTCCGGGCCCTGCTGGACGAGGCCGCACGACGAAGGAACATCTCGATGACCGGCTACCTCCGCCGGGCCGCGGCCGCGATGATCGCCTACGACCTCGGCATCGACATCACGGAGGTGCTGAAGTTCACCGCGCACCCGGCAGGGTACGGGGAACTCGGCGGCGGGGCGCAGAAACACCCGCACGACACCGGCGAGGGCCGCGGCAACTGGGCCATCCGCAGTCTGGACTAAGTAGCACCGGGGGCGCCTACCGTTAATTCGGATAGGCGCCCCCTAGCATTGGTGGCATGTACGAATACTCCGCGCAAGTCGTCCGTTGGGTCGATGGCGACACCGTTGACCTCCGTGTCGACCTCGGCTTCCACACTTTCATCGAGACGCGGTTCCGGCTGTATGGTATCGACACTCCCGAACGCGGGCAGAAGAACCATGATGAGGCGACTGCGCTCTGCAATTCCCTCGCGCCCGTCGGCAGTAAGGTCGTGCTGAAAAGTCACAAGCTGTCCGCCATCGAGGAGGACAAGTACGGAAGGTGGCTCGCCGAGGTCGGCATCGACGTTGTTCGCAACCGGGAGACCGGGCAGGTGGCGGTAATGGAACTTCCCGGCGGTGTCAGCGTCAACAAGAGTCTGGTTGAGGCGGGCCTCGCGGTGTCCTACTTCGGCGGCAAGAAAGGCGTGGCGGTCTGATGCCCCGGCCTGTGAAGCCGCTCGACCCGAACGAGTGGAAGAAGTGGGACCAGAAGTCCAAGGACAAGTTCCTCGCGAAGCTCATGGACGCCGAGCGGCCCAAACGGGTCTGGTACTGCAAGAGCCCCGGCCGCAACTGTGACGGCAAGCCCCACGAGGGCTACGACTACCCGCACGCCCGCTCCGACCAGTGGCCCCCGCCCGGGAAGGACTGGAGCACATGGCTCCTGAAGGGCGGGCGCGGCTCCGGCAAGACCCGCTCCGGCGCGGAATGGGTCCGGGTCATGGCCACCACGTTCGAGCGCGGCTCCATCATCGGCCCGACCGTGAAGCACGTCCGCTCCGTCATGGTCGAAGGCGACTCCGGCCTGCTCAACGTCTTCGCCAGTGCCAAGGTCCACGCGGTCTACGAGCCGTCCAAGCAACAGATCGTGATTCCCTGCGAGTGCAAGCCCGGCGGCATCCTGCCCCTGCACCTGAACGGGCACATCATCCAGCTGTTTACCGGTGACGAGCCGGAGCGCCTGCGCGGCCCCCAGCACGCCTATGTGTGGCTCGACGAGCCCGCCCACTTCAAGCTGATCGACGCGGTCTGGGACAACATGCAGTTCGGCCTGCGTCTCGGCACGCACCCCGTCGTGCTGTGCTCCACCACGCCCCTGCCGACGAAGTGGATGAAGGAGCTGATCGCGGAGTCCGACACTGTCTCCATCACGGTCTCCACCTACGCGAACATGGACAACCTTGCCCCCAAGTTCCGGCAGGTGATGCTGAAGAAGTACGAAGGCACCCGGCTGGGACGGCAGGAACTCCACGGCGAAGTCCTCGACGACATCAAGGGCGCGCTCTGGACATGGTCGATGATCGACGACGACCGGATGGTGCCCACCGTGGACGAGGACGGCAACCTCGTTGGCGGCGTCAAGAAAGAGGACATGGAGCGGATCGTCGTCGCCATCGACCCCGCGGGCACCTCCTCCAAGAAGCGCGATGAAACCGGCATCGTCGTGATCGGCAAGAAGGGCGACCACTACTACGTCCTCGCGGACTACTCGGACCACTACACCCCGGACGGCTGGGCGAAGAAGGCGTGGTACGCGTACGACCTGTGGGAAGCGGACCTGATCGTCGCGGAGAAGAACTACGGCGGCGAAATGGTGCTGAGCACTTTGCGCAACGTCCGGGAGGACGGCAAGGTCGACCTCGTCACCTCCCGGCGCGGCAAGGAACTGCGCGCGGAGCCCGTCGTCGGCCTGTACGAACAGCACCGCGTCCACCACACGGCGAACTTCGGCGAGCTGGAACAGCAGATGTGCGAGTGGGTTCCCGGCGCTTCCGATTCCCCTGACCGGGTCGATGCGCTGGTGCACGGCGTCGTCAAGCTCTCCGAGGGTGGGGGTCCGGCTTCCATCGCAGTCCCGTCGGGACACATCGGCCGCCCGTCACTCGGGTCAGCGGGGCGTCTTGGCCAGCTTAACTTCTCCGATATGGCCGACTCTGTCGTATTGCGCGGAGGACACAGCGCGGCGTAGAGGATATTGCCCGGGAACCGTATGACTGCACGGTACTCTCGTAAACATGATGGATGCCATTGCTATTGTCGCGGCCGTAATTGTCGGGACCCTCTCTGTTGCCCGGCTTACGCGTCTCGTCACTCAGGACACCTTCCCTCCAATCGTCGCTCTGCGAATGAAGTGGGATGACCTGACCGAAGGCAGTAGCTGGAACACCCTTTTTCATTGCCACTGGTGCATGGCGCCGTGGCTCACATTGCCTATCGGAGCGTGGGGCTACCTGTCGGCACTCCACATTTCGTGGTGGCTGTTCAACGGATGGCTGGCCGCGGCCTACGTCTCCGCCATGATCGTAGAACGAGACGAGGTCGAATAACGGATGGCACGCACCCGCAAGGCGGAGGTTGCTAAGCCCGCAAACACAATGGTGGCATCAGCCGCCCGAATGAGCAGCGGAAACTCCTTCAAGAACTTCACCCGCATTGCGCGGTCGACGTCGTGGCAACCCGATGCGTGGATTTTCTACCACACCATCGGCGAGTTCAGGTACGCCTGCGACCTGCAAGGCTCCCTCATCAGCCGCGCCACCCTCTTTGTGGGCCGCGAAGTCAGCGGCAAGCACGTCCCCGAACAGACCGGCGCCGCCGTTGACATCCTCTCGGACTTCTTCGGCGACGCTGACGGCCGGGCAGAAATGCTCCGCATGGCGGGCATCCACCTCGCCGTCGCCGGGGAGTTCTTCATCGTCGGCTACACCGACCCCGAGGACGGCGTCGACGTGTGGCAGATCGTCGCCGCCACCGCGATCAAGCGGCAGGGCGAAGACGGGCCGTGGTCCGTCAACAACATCCAGATTCCGCTGGACCCCAAGCAGGTGTACGTCACCCGCATCTGGCGCCCGGACCCGGAGAACAACGAGCTGGCGATGTCCCCCACCCGGGCCGTCCTCGCCATCCTCGGCGAAATCCACCGCCTCACCGAGCACGTCGCGGCGCAGGTCGACTCCCGCCTCGCCGGGGCGGGCATTCTGCTCATGCCCTCCGACATGAGCCTGCCGACGCCCCCGGCCGTCGAAGGCGCCGAGCAGAAGAACGCCTCCACCGCCGACGAACTCATGCTGATCCTTCAGACCGCCATGGCCGCGTCGATCCAGAACCGGGGCGATGCGTCCGCGCTGGTCCCGATCGTCGTCACGGCCCCCGCCGAAGCGATCGCCGCCGTCCAGCACATGACGTTCTGGTCCGAGCTGGACGCGCACGCGATCGAACTGCGCACCGAAGCGATCCGCCGCCTCGCCCTCGGCATGGACCTGCCCCCCGAAATGCTCCTCGGCATGGGTGCGGGCAACCACTGGTCCGCGTGGCAGGCCGACGAGTCCGCGATCAAGGCGCACTCCGAACCGCTCCTGAAGCTCATCACCTCCTCGCTGACCGCCGGGTACCTGCGCTCCACCCTCCGTGATGAGGGTGTGGCCGAGGAGGAAATCGGCCAGCTCTCGATCCGCGCGGACACCTCCGAGATGCGCCTGCGGCCGAACCGGTCCAAGGAAGCGATGGAGATGTACGACCGGGGCGAACTCTCCGGCAAGGCCCTCCTGCGTGAGACCGGCTTCGACAGCACCGACGCGATGGATGATGACGAGCGCGCCTCGTGGTTCCTGCGCAAGGTCGCCGCCGGGTCCACCACCCCTGAACTGGTCGAGGCCGCACTCCGGGCGCTGAAGGTGCCGCTGGGGAACATCGCGAAGCCGGACGATTCCGGGGCCACCACCGAGGCCCGGCCGGTGCCGTCGCTGAAGGATCACCCGGTCAACGAACTGCCGGACCCGCAGAAGTCCGAGACCCGCAAGATCGCCCGCGACGAAGGGCGGGTGCCGTCGGCCGACATCGCTCGCAAGGCGGCGCTGATCGCCTCCGCGGAACAGGTCGTGGTCCGGGCGCTGGAGCGGGCCGGGAACAAGCTGAAGAACAAGATGCAGGTGAAACCGTCCTGCGCCGCGGCCGACATCTACAAGTTCGTCACCGTCGAATCCGGGGACACCGCGTTCTTGCTCGATGACGCATGGGCCCACGTCCCGGCCATCGCCGAGCGCTACGTCATGGACGAGAACCGGCTGACCGGGATCGTGAACTCCTACGCCGATGACCTGCTGATGACGCAGGCGCCGCACACCTTCGAGCGCTTTGAGGAATACGCCAGCGGACGGCTGGCCCAGATGGGGGTTTTCGCATGATCCACCTGCTGAATTTCTGGGACCGCCCCGTGCGGTGCCTGCTGGGCTTGCACCGGTTCCGACCGCACCCCGGCGGCATTAGCTGGAAGGTCTGCGACGCCTGCCACGGAGAGAAGGAAGTCCGATGATCCGCACCGCCACCCTTGCGCTGTCCACGGAGACGTTCGCCGCCGAGCGCAAGCAGTACCTCGGCCGCTCCGACGAACAGCTCCTCCCCCACATCAAGGACGCGCTGGCCCGGTACGGACTGCCCGGCTGGGAAGGCCAGATCGTTGACGCCGCGCTCGACGTCTTCGACACCACCGCCCGCTCCGAAGTCGACGAATGGAATCAGGTCCTCGATGACATGCGCGCCGCGTTCGCGCACGAGCTGGGCGAGACGCTGAAGAAGACCACCGCGGCCGTCAACAAGGACGCGCAGATCGAAACCATCACCCGCTGGGTCTCCACGATGGCGGTGAACGCCGCGACTGAGGCGGCCACCACTTCCGACACCGAGAATGAGGTCGGGCTGGAGTGGGTCACCATGCATGACGGCGACGTCCGCTCCGCGCACAAGGACGCTGAAGGGCAGACCGTGCCATCCGGGCAGGAGTTCACCGTCGGCGGGGAGAAGATGTTCTACCCCGGCCAGCCCGTCGGGAACCCGTCGAACTGGATCAACTGCCGGTGTGTCGCCCGGCCCACCATGCTCGACAACGGTGACGCCGCCATCGTGGCCGCCGGGGCACCCGGGCTGAAGAAGGACGGCACCCCGCCGAAGTGCAAATACTGTGAGGTTCCGGCCACCCAGTATGTCCTGCACTCCGAAGGCATGGCCTATGTCCCCGCCTGCGACGACCACATCGACGACGCCAAGACTGACGCCGAGGAGTCCGTCCCGGGCGGCGAGCCGGACCCCGGCAATATCGACAAGGTCGGGCGGTATGCACTGGTTGCCGCCGCCGACCCGGAGCAGGTCTTCACCACCGCGTGCATCGTCGCCCTCCCCGCCGAGGATGACGCCGTCACTGCCGCTTCCTCCGAAGCCGACGGTGCGCACTGCACCCTGCTGTTCTTCGGGGACACCGCCACCCTCAACGGGGACGCGCTGAAGAACGCGCTGGCCGAGTTCGTGGCGAACGGCGAGGTCGGCGTCATGGCCGAGAACGTCTCCGGCCGCGGCACCCTCGGCCCGAACAAAGCTGACGTGGTGCTGATCGACGGCGCAAGCCTCGTGAACATCCGCAAGGGATTGCTCGAAAACGAGGACGAACTGTTCGACGCCTACAACGCGGTCGAGCAGTTCCCGACATGGATTCCGCACGTCACCCTCGGCTACCCGGACACCCCCGCGAACGGGGAGTTCGCCGGGGAGCAGATCACCTTTGACCGCCTCGCCCTCTGGTTCGGCGAGGACCGCACCGCAATCTATCCCCTTGGAGGAACCCCTGTGTCCGATAATGCCCCTGCCCCCGAAGCGGTCACAGCCGCCGTGGAAGATGCGGTCCCCGCTGAAACCGCGCCTGCCGCTGGGGCCGCCCCCGCCCCTGACGAAACCCCTTGGCACGGTGTCCTCGCCCCCGAGGGAACACCCTCCGGCGACGGCCGCCAGTTCGCCCTCGGCGCCCTGACCAACCGGGACCTGCCCCTGCCGCTGAAGGCGATGTTCGTCGACGACGAGGGCCACAAGGGCTCCGTTGTGGTCGGGCGCATCGACAACATCTTCCGCGACGGCAACCTCGTCAAGGGCGAGGGCGTGTTCGACAACTCCCCCGAGGCTGACAAGGCCAAGGGCATGGTCGAGCGCAAGATGTGGCGCGGCGTGTCCGTGGACGTGGATGCCGCCGAGCTGTCCGTCGCCGACGACACCGCCGAGGTTCAGGTCACCGAGTTTTCCACCGCCCGGATCGCGTCCGCGACCATGTGCGCGATCCCCGCGTTTGCCGAGGCGTACGTCGCCATCGGTACGTGGGCCGACGCCGCCCCCGACGAGACCGCACCTGCTCCGGCCGAGGACGCCCCGGAAGCCGCGCCGCTCCCGGCCGGGCAGAAGCTGTCCTCCGTCTCGCTCGTCGCTTCCGCCGCGACGATCAGCGCCGACTACTTCCGCAACCCGATGCTGGAGCAGGAAACCCCACTGACCATCACGGAGGATGGCCGGGTCTTCGGGCACGTCGCCGGGTGGGAGACCTGCCACATCGGCTATGAGGTCTGCACCACCGCGCCCCCGTCGGCCACCGATTACGCCTACTTCCTCACCGGGCAGGTGCTCACCGACGCCGGTCCGGTCGCGGTAGGCCAGATCACCCTCGGCGGCGGACACGCCAACGGCTCCTTCGGGGTCCGGGCCGCCGTCGCGCACTACGACAACACCGGACTCGCCGTCGCGGACATCACCACGGGTGAGGACGAGCACGGCATCTGGTTCTCCGGCAAGCTCCGTGATGGCGTGACGGCTCAGCAGGTCCACGAACTGCGCGCCACCGGGGTCTCCGGTGACTGGCGCGAGGTCCGGGTCCGCGGGAACGCCTCCATGGAACTGATCGCGGCGCTGTCGGTGAACGTGCCCGGCTTCCCGATCGCACGCTCCCGGGCAACCTACGCGAGCGGCCATCAGGTGTCCCTTATCGGGCGTCCCGTTCAGGCCAAGAAGCTCGCGAACCTCGACCCGGCGTTCGTCGCCCAGCTTGATGCCTACCATGCGGCGAAGACGCGGCAGGAAGCTGTCGCCAAGTTCCGCTCAGAAGTACGCGCCGAGAAGGTTGCGTCGCTCAAAACCGAACTCATGACACTGGAAGGGAACTAACCATGGCTTGCGGCGCTTGCGGAAGCAGTAAGACGAAGTCCACCACCTACACACACACCGCCCCCGACGGAACCAAGAGCGGTTACCGGACGGAAGTGGAGGCGAAAGCCGCCGTTGCCCGCAAGGGTGGGACTTACAAAGCCGACTAATTCGCGGCGACACGCCCATAATCGACAGTTGCACACCGGCCTACGTCTAGGATTTGTCCCAGTAAGACACTTTCCGAGCCGTAGGCCGTGTGTCAACCACTATTAGTTCCACCACCACACGTAACTACGTCTCACTTAGGAGAGAGTCATGGGTAAGTTCAAAGCCCCCGCCGATGTAAAGGCCCTCGACACCGAGGAACTGGCCGCCGCGGTCGAAGAAGCGCTCGCAGAATTCGGCCAGTACGCCGAAATCCCCGACGCCGAGGTCACTGACGAGCAGTTCGCCGAGATGCAGGAACTGGGCGGCTTCGCCAAGACTGCACGCGCCGAACTGTCCGAGCGTCAGGTCGCCGCCGACGCCCGCGCCGCCGAGCTGGCCGCGATGCGTCAGGAAATGTCCACCGGTGACGAAGGTGCCGACGAGGACGAGGCCGCCAAGGCAGAAGCCGAAGCCGCCGAAGCCGCCGCCGACGAGGCCATCAAGGCCGAAGCCGCCGTCAAGATCGAGGCATCTGCCAAGCGCACCGGTTACGCATCCAAGACCGCCGCGAAGTCCCCCGCCCCGAAGCCGACCGCGCCCAAGGGCGGCACGCTCGTCGCCGCCGCCGAGGTCCCCGGCTTCGCCGCTGGCCAGAAGTTCGACAGCTTCTCCGACGCGTCCAGCGCCATCCTCAACCGGCTTCAGTCGATGCCGACGAACATCCCGAACCACCAGTCCCGCGCTGGCATCCTGAACATCAACGTCGCCCCGACCGAGCTGTCCCAGTCCAATCAGGAATTCCAGAACCGCGACCTCGAACTGCTCCTCGCCGCAGGCAAGGAATCCAGCCTGAAGGGCGGCTCCCTCGTGGCCGCCGGTGGCTGGGGTGCGCCGTCCGAGCGGACGCTGGACTTCTGCGAACTGGAAAACGTCGACTCCCTGATCCAGCTTCCCGAGGTGACCATCACCCGCGGCGGCGTGCAGTACACCAAGGGCCCGACCCTCGCCGACGTGCTGGGCTCCTCGACCGGCTTCTGGGACATGGACGAAGCAACGGCTGAAGCCGGTGTCGTGCAGAAGACGTTCCTGCGTCCGACCGTTCCGGGCTTCACCGAGAAGCGCCTGAGCGCCGTCGGTATCGGCCTCGAAGCCGGCCTGCTCCTGCGTCAGGGCTGGCCCGAGGTCATCGACCGCCACGCCAAGCTCCTGACCGTCGCGCACCAGATCAAGATGGCCCGCAAGTCCATCGCTCTCATTCAGGGCTTCACGGGTGCGGCCACGCCGATCACCAACGCCTTCGGCAACGCGTTCGACATCTTCCACATCCTCGAACTGCTGGCCGTCGGCGAGCGCCAGCGCCTGTCGATGTCTGTGAACCAGACCCTCGAAGCGCTGATCCCGAACTGGGTCAAGGCCGTCGTCCGCGCCGACCTCGCCCAGCGTCAGGGCGTCGACACCCCCAAGGTCACCGACGCCGAGATTGATTCCTACCTGACCGCCCGCGGCATCAAGGCGCAGTGGATCACCCAGTATCAGGACATGCCGCTGGACCCGACCTCGGGCCTTGCGCTGACCTACCCGGACACGGTTGAGGTCATCTTCTACCCGGCAGGTTCCTTCGTCCGCGGTGTCGCGCCGGTCATCCAGCTCGACACCATCTACGACTCCACGAACCTGAAGAAGAACGACTACCTGCACCTGTTCATGGAGCAGGGCGTGCTGATGACCAACCCGTGCGGCGACGGACACCGCGTGTCCTTCCCGCTGTACGCCAACGGCCGCCGCGCTGGCGTGACCGACTCCTCGGCTGGCCAGAACGACACCCTGTTCAACGCGCCCGTCGCCTAGTTGCTGAGGGAGGGGGCGGTGTGGCCCATCGCCCCCTCCCTTACTTCTTCCTCTGAAAGGAGGTAGGCCATGCCTGATTCGCTCAAAATGACAATCGACGCCCCGGACATCACCCCCGCACTGGGTGGGCTCCTCAACGGCGCCGACGGCATCAACGTCATCGACGCGTCCGGTTACGAGCTGTTCAACGGCGTGCAGTACACCCCTGTACTGCAAGGCCACAACCGCACCGTCCCGACCAGCGCGGGCGCGGTCGCGGCACCGGCACTAGTGAAGGGCACCACCGGCACCACCGGCGGCACGTTCGGCGCGGGCACTTTCTTCTGGAAGGTCACCGCCGTCGATGGCTACGGCGAAACGGCAGGCTCGAACGAAGTCACCGCAACGCTCGTCGCCACCGGCAAGCAGGACCTGTCGTGGGCGGCAGTGCCCGGCGCACAGCTTTACCGCGTCTACCGCGGCACGGCCACCAACGCGGAGAACAAGCTGGTCGGCACCGTTTCCGGGCTGGCCTTCACCGACACCGGGTCGGCAGGGACGGCACAAGCCATCCCCACCGTTTCCGCGTCCGGCCCCGCACCTGCGGCGGACAAGGTCTTCGACAAGATCACGGCCCTGAACGAGTCCGTGCAATTCAAGACCTACCGCGGCGTCGATGTCTCCCTGATGCGCTTCCACGATCAGGGCGGCAACATCGTCGAGCAGGCGTTCAAGGGCTCCGAATCGTGGGGCGTGGAGCGTGCGCTTCAGGAATCCCTGCTGTCGGTGAAGGGCGTTGACCTGCACCCGGGAACCCAGAACGCGAGCCCCCGTGATCTGCTCGGGGCGCTGGAGCAGTACATGCGCGACAACTACGCAGGCAAGCCCGTCATTACCGTCAACGCGATGGGCCTGACCTACATCGAAGACGCGCTGGAAGGCACCCCCGGGAACCTGACGACCAACGTAGGCACCCCCGTGGTGCTCGCCGGTGGCTACGGACCCGACGCCAGCACCACCGCTGGCCGGGCCTTCGTCTACATCAGCGGCCAAATCAACATCTGGCGCGGACCGGTTATCGTCACCACGGCAATCGACCGCAAGGACAACCGCGAGTATTCGCTCGCCGAAGCGCAGTACGCGGCGACCGTTGACGGCCCCGTCGCTTACCAGCTTCTCGGAACCTACTAGGAGGACCCCATGTCACTTGACCTGAACACCCTGAAGGATGACGAAACCTACGTCGACGGGCGCTCCCCGGAGCAGGCCGCCGAACTGCTGGCGCTGGCGGAGGCCGCCGGGCTCGAAGGCCGCGTCTTCACCACGTCCCACGGCTACATCGTCCCCACCAGCATCCTCGGCAAGTCCGAGGAAGAAGCCGACGCCGACGCTGACGCTGACGCTGACGACGACGTAGACGAGTTTGACCCGTCCAAGGCAACGGTTGAGGAAGTCCAGAACTACCTCGATGGCGCCGACGACGCCGAGCGGGAGCGCGTGCTTGCCGCCGAAGCACAGGGCAAGGACCGGAAGGCCCTGCGTCCCGCCACCTCCGAGGGAGATAAGTAATGTCGCAGTCCAAGAAGGTTTCCTTCCTCCGCGGTAAGCGGATCAGGGCAACCGCAGTCAGCACGGCCGGTGTTCCGCTGTACGGCGCATCCTCGGTCGTCACCACCAAGGGTGTCGTCTCCCTGACGTACACCACGAACACGGAGGAAGGTTCGGCGATCAGCCTGCCGAACTTCGGCGGCGAAAACTGCATCAACGAAACCGCCACCTCCAACTTCACCGGCTACGGCGTCGAGGCAGAGTTCTGCGACGTCGACTTCGCCCTGCTCAGCCTCATCACCGGCCAGCAGGTCTACGTCGACGACAACGGCATTGTCATCGGTATCACCGAATCCACTGACGTTGACCTGTCCGCAGTCAACTTCGCGCTGGAGGTGTGGCTGGGCTCCAGCAACCCGGGCGACTACGGCTATGTCCTCACCCCGTTCCTGTCCGGCGGCACCATCGGCGACATCACCGTCGCCAACGATGCGATCACCTTCACGGTGAGCGGCCTCCAGACCAAGAACGGCAACGGCTGGGGCAAGGGCCCGTACAAGGTCGAGAAGGTCCTCGGCGTCGACTCCATCCTGCGCACCGCGATGCTGGCGAACGACCACCGCCGCACCTTCACCACGCAGGTCGCGCCTCCGGCGATCTACTCGGGCTCCACCCCGCTGCTGAACCCGACCGACCCGGCCCTGACTGACATCACCGCCACGGTGGCCGTCAAGCAGGTCACCTTCGCCCCGACCCCGAGCGGCACCACGCCGGTCTGGTACGACTTCGGCGACGGAACGTGGGACTACGCGGCCACCGGCGGCTACGTGAAGACGTACGCCACCGCTGGTACGTGGACCGTCACCGCACGCCGCGGCACGTCGGTTGTCACGAAGTCCGTTACCACCACGTAGCAGGCGCCATTACTGGCGGGGGGTCATTCGTGACTCCCCGCCAGTGCCGTATCCCCATAGAAGAAGGTCTGCATGTTCACGCAGAAGATCACCCCGGACCCCTTCGGCCCCAAGGCCGAGGAGGGCATGTGCCTCCAGTATGTGCGGCAGGCTTTCGGCCTCCCGGCCCGTTACGGGTCCGCGACTGAGGCGTGGAACAACTCCACGTCCCAGCACCGGGACCAGAACTTCCCCAAAAATGTCTGGTTCCCGGTGTGGTGGAAGCTGGCCGGAAACGTCAACGGCCACGTCGCGTTCGTCGCCCCGGACGGCCGGGTGTACTCCACCTCCAACCTCAACCCGAACCCGCTGAAGATTCACCCGAACCTCGCCGACGTCGAAGCCTACTACGCCCGATACGGCCACCCGCTGACCTACTTGGGCTGGACCGAAGACGTGGCCGGATACCCGGTCATCACCAACGAAGGAGATTTTCTCATGGCACTTTCCGACCAGCAGCAGAAGGACATCTACTGGATTCTCTGCTCCGAAGCCGGGCGCGAATACCTGCGCACCAACGTCCTCGGCATCGACAAGACCCTGACCAAGGCCGACGGCGCGTTTATGAACAACTCCCGCGATGACCAGTTCGCGGCGGTCATGGGCGCCCTCGACGGCAAGCTCGACAAGCTGGACGGCAACTACATCGTCAACCTGCTGAAGGCGATCAAGCCCGGCTCCAGCGACCCGAAGGCCATCGCCGAAGCGGTTGCGGCGCTGATCCCGACCGGCGTGTCCCCGAAGGCGGTCGCCGACGAACTCGCCGCCCGGCTCGCCAACTAACCCGCACACCACCGAAGGAGCATGATGAACTGGCCGATCCTCTGGCCCGGCGGCAACACCCCCGCCGGGGCAAGCCCCGCACAGATCGCGCTTGCGGAGACCTATGCCGCGAACACCCTGCGGTTCCTTACCCTGAACCGGGTCGGAGGGTCGGCCATCACCGTCATGCCCTGCAACCGCACCTGCCGGTCCCCGATCATGCGGATGGACCTGTTCGCCCCCGTCCGGGTGTACCCGTCCGCGTCGGACCTCCGCTCCTGCAACTGCTCGCTCGGATGCTCCTGCTCCGGGATGAGCACGGTGGCGCTGGACGGCCCGGTCGGGCGCATCGACGCCATCACGATCGACGGGGCCGTGCTGGACCCGGCCGCGTATCACGTCGAGGACAGCAACAAGCTGGTCCGGCACGACGGGCAGAGCTGGCCCGCGTGCGCCGGGAAGAACTTCACCGTCACCTACCTTCAGGGTTACGAGGTCGACGACATGGGCAAGTTCGTCGGCGGCCTGCTCGCCGAGGAATTCATCAAGGCTCTGCTCTCGGACAAGAAGTGCCGCCTGCCCTCCACCATCACCACGATGGCCCGGCAGGGCATCAACTACGAGCTGACCAAGGGCATGTTCGTTGACGGCGTCACGGGCATCCCCGAGGTCGACGCATACGTGGTGCTGTGGAACCCGTACGGCCTGCGCACCCGGCCCGCGGTGTACTCCCCCGACCTGACGACCGGTCGTCAGGTGACGCTGGGGAGCTGGTCGTAATGTCGAACACCATCCGCGAAATGATGGACATTCTCCTCGCCGCCCTCGTGGTATCACTCCGCGAGGCGGGCGGGGAGGAGGTCTGCTCCACCGCGATCTACCCGGGCGACTCGGTCGCGCTGGACTACGCCGAATGCGGCGGCATGGCGTGGGTGCGCCTCGCCACGGCCAACCCATCACGAGTCTTCCCGACGCCGGTCAACGACCTGAGCGCCTGCGCCTCCTCACTCGCATACACGGTGGAGATGGGTGTCATGCGCTCCGCGCCGCTGGCGACGGCACTGCTCGCCGACGCCGGGGTGGACCTGCCGGATGACAGCGAGAACACTGCCAGCGCTTACGAAGTGCTCGACGATGTCGACGCCATGTATAAGGCAATCCAGATGGCCGCCCGTGACATCGAGTATCTGATCCCCGGGTCGTATACGCCGGTGGGTCCGGTCGGCGGCGCTGTCGGCGGGACGTGGAGCCTCACCGTCGGGGATGACGAGTAATGCCGTCCAACGTCTTTTACCGGGTGCACGAGGCGGCGGTGCAGTCGTTCCTTGAACCCGGACAGCCGGTCGGGAGTATGGTGCACGACATTGCGCTGGATGCCCGGGTGGCGGCCCGCGGCTTCATCCACAGCCGCACCGGCCAGCTCGCCGCCCGGATTCAGGTGAACCAGCCGTCCCGCACCGGGACGTATACCAACTCGTCGCTGGTGTTCACCCGGACGAAGTACGCGATGTATGTCCACGAGGGCACAGGCACGATCTTCCCGAAGCGGGGGAAGATGCTAACGATTCCAGTGGAGAAGCAGGGCGGAGGGGTGAACCCGTCCGGCGGAACACTGCGCAAGATGTGGCGCACAAAGAGCGGCAAGGCCGAATTCTCACAGAAGCCGTTCTTCACCCGCCGGTCCATTTCTGGACAGCGTGGCAATCCATTCCTGTCGAAGGGCATGGCGGTCGCCATGGCCCGGTTCCGTGTCTAACTAGAGCCTGCCCGATTTACACAACGCCCGCCGGTACTCTGGGACTGGCCGGAAAACCGGCTACTCCGGGAGACTGAAATACAGGAGACACACGTTGAAAGAATTTGTTACAGCCGCCAAGTCTGAGGATGAAGCGGAAGAGGGCTACACCTTCAAGCACAACGACCGCGAGGTGACGTTCTACCAGCCGTCCAAGGGCCAGCAGACGATGATGCTCTCCATGGGCGGCCGGGACATGAGTCAGGACGCCATCGGCCACTTCATCCACCTGTGGATCAACCTTGGCGACGATGCAACCCAGCGCTATTTCCAGGACCTGTTGCTGGACCGCAAGAGCGGCTTCGACATCGACAGTGAAGGTGGCATCTGGGACATCTGGGAGTACCTTACCGAGGAGTGGTCGGGAAAAGCTTCCCAGAAGCCGTCCGGCTCTCAGCCGTCGCGACGAGCAACTGGCGCCAAATCGACGGCTACTACTCGGGTAAAGGCGTCGACCTCCTCCAGCTCCCGTTCCCGCGATTCCTAAACGTCATCTATCACTGGGCAATGACGCACCAAAGTGACGAGGACGCCCAGCGATGGGCTGAAACCCTCAACGCCCCACTCCCCGGACCGCCGGGCGAAATGGATGGTAACGAAATTGACCAGCTCAAGAACCTCTAAGCAGTAAACGAAAGGACGGGTCACCGTGGGTATTGGACGCGAAGTAGCTGACGCGTATATCAGTGTCCACGGTGACCTCTCCAAGTTCCGCCGGGACCTTGGCAAAGCCGGGCCCATGACGGAGAAAGCGGCGAAGGAAAACGCCGACTCCTTCGCGGACGCATGGGGCAAGCGCATCCAGAAGGACATGAACGGCAAGTGGGGCTCCATCCTCGACGCCATGTACTCCGACAAGCAGGTCGACTGGGACCGCATGTTCGGGGAGTTCGACCCCAACAGCCTCAAAGAAGCCCGCAACAAGGTCAAAGAGTTCCTCAATGACATGCGGCAGACCCAGCACCAGATTGGGCAAGACGACGACGGCAACCCGATCTTCGAGGGCATGAAACTCAACGTCGAAGAAGCCGCGAAGATGCTCTCCCGCATGGACGGGGTCATCGCGGGCATGAACAAGCGCGAGCAGGAGCGTGAGGGCCATGCGCGCAACCTGCTCGGCCTTCAGCAGGAGCTTTCCCAGTGGCAGGAGCGGGAGGCGCGGGCGCAGAAGGTCCGCAACGAGGCCGAGATTGAGGCCCACAAGGACAATGAAGCGTGGATGGAGCGCCGTCGCAAGACGATGCAGGATGCCATCGACCTGAACAACACGTGGGCCCGCACCCTCGACGGCATCCGCAAGAACGGCGCCATCAAGGACATGGAGGGCGACTTCCGTAAGCTCGCCGAAACCATGGGCAGTGCCGACATGGCCAAGTTCGCGAAGAACTTCGACAGCCTGCATCAGGCCCGGTCCCGCATCTACGACGTCACGGCCGCCATGGAACAGCAGGGCCGGATGTCGCGCGAG